CTAGGGTCTAGGGGTGACCCTCTGCGCACCGTCCCCGTCCAGATAAGGAATGATAGCAATTCCGCCCTGCTCGGTGCGCAGCAAGATGTACTCGCGGTTCTCCCGGTCGCGGACAATTGCCTGTTCCACGTCGTAGGGGGCGTCATAGAGCGGGCCGTCCGCTTGCGGCTTCACAGTCATTCCATCTCGGGGCGTGTCATAGACAACCGCAAGGTCGCTCCCCCTCTCCGCCGCACACACGGCCGTGAGGCCCAGGACGCAGGAGGCGGCGAGAATCGCAATCCCGATCAGGCCGTGCACCTTCACGCGCTCCATCATGCGAGGCGCAGGTTGGACACGTTGATGGCGGCGGTTACCACACCGCCGCGACCGATGACAGCGCGAGAACCCTTGAGTTCCATCACCTGATAGGTACCGCTGACGGAAAGGTGGGTGCCCCGGACATCGACTGGGTTGGTCACGACAACCGTGGAGCCGACGCCGATGGAAGCGGGCTTCTGGGGCGCTGCGGGGGCGCTCCCCTTCTTAATCCATAGGTCTCCCGCCTCGGGCTTGCCCGTGGGCTTGCCGACTGCCACGTAACGCTTCTGACCGCTCTGCGCGCCTGTGTAACGGCCCCAAATCCAGCCGTCGGCTGAGGCGTACCAATCGTCGAGGAGAACAGTCTGCCCCTTAGAATACTTGGCCACGATCTGGCCAGAGAGGGACGGCGCGCAGCGGACACGGCACCCGTCGGCTTGGCAGACGTACGTCCCGCCGAAACCAGTGCCCGTCTTGTCGGGCTTCGGCGCGGGGGTCTGCGGGACGCTCGGCACAGGGGTGCCAGAACCGAGGGCCTCGTTCACTCGGCGCGCAAGCTCGGGCATCTTGGATGTGAGGTAAGGTCCCATGCACGTGGTGGCGACGAACATGTAATGCGCCGTGATGGTGCCGTTCTTGTCACCCGTCCAGGTGAGGGAGTCGAGGCCGTGGCGTCGGCAGATGTCGATGGCGAGGGCCACGAGCGATTCGAAGGCCTTGTCGGAGACGTGCCAATCGGGTGCTCCGCCATCATTCGCGACCTCGACGGTGATGGCCTGGCGGTCATTCTCGTAGTTCGAGGAGGTCCATGGACGCTTTCCCTCGGGGACATACTGGGCGGTTCGTCCGTCGGAGCCGATGCCGTATGTGGCGGATGCTCCGCGTCCAGCGTTGGCGAAGATGCCGCCCATGGTCTCGATGGAGAGGTTGCCGGCCGCATGGTGCGGGGTGAGCTTCACGACCTTGGAGCCGTTGCGACTTGAGCAGTTGGGGCTGTAGCGCTCATAGGACACGAGGCTGGAATCCGCCATCACTCATCATCTCCCTTGCCGTCTGAAAGCTCCTCGAGCGTCTCCGCGCTCAAGGGGTTGCCGTCGACGTCGGTCCACTCGGGTACGTCCGTCTTCTCGTCAGCCATTTGCTCCTCCTAATTACGCTTTGCGAGGGGGCTTGTGCCTTCCTCGACCTCGGGCAGTCCGGCAAGGCTGGTGAGCACCGATGCCACGGCGGCAGATGCCGCAAGGGCCGCGATCTGGCCCCAATCGAGCGCAGTGATTGCAACTACGGTCGTTCCCATCGCGGCGAGCGCGGCTTGCGCAGCGGTCTTAACCGCTCGCACGAGAGCGGCGATGCACCATCGCTTGATTGCCTCTGTCTGCATGTGGACCTCCTAAAATCCGATGTGTGTTGCGATGTAGTAGGCGGCGGCGGAGAGGATTCCACCCGCCAGCGCCCATGTCGCCTTATCCCATCTGGCAGCGTCCTTTTGAGCAGGGCGCGCAGCCACCACGTCGAGCTTTCCGCTGACTTGGTCGACCTTCGTCTCGATTGAGGACATTTGGCGGTCGCGGTACTCGTCGCGCTCTTGTGTGCGAATCAATTGCTCTCTGATTACGTCGATTTCACGGCCGTGAGTGGTCACGCGGTCCTCGACAGTGCCCACTCGCCCATCCATCGCGTCCATGCGCGTGGCGAGCATCTTCACTTGCACCTCTGGCGGCTGTGATTCCATCCGAACCCCTTTCCTCATTTGCAGGGTATCTAGGCCGTCAGATACGCCGAAAAACCCAAACCGTTTGCCGCCGAAAATGGGCGAAACGGTCTGGTTTTTCGACCGATGAATTTGAGAGAAAGGAATCACCTATGAACGTCGCCGCGACTTGCGACCTGTACATCACGGCCAAGACGGCAAAGTGCCGCCAGAACACTCTCGACGGCTACATCAGCGCCATCCGCTGCCACGTCCTGCCCAAGTGGGGCGAGCGCGAGCTTTCGGACATCAGGCGCAAGGAGGTTCAGGAGTGGGTCGATTCCATCCTGACCCCGGGCGCGGCCACGAAGGCCCTGAAGATGCTCCAGCAGATATTCCGCTGGGCGATAAAGACCTATGAGCTGGAGATATTCGACCCGACGCAGGGCGTGGAGCTGCCCGCGAGGCCCATCTACAGGCGCGAGGTGATGACGGCCAAGGAGATCGCGTACATGCTGCGCGAGGCCGTCGGCAAGCCATGGGAGGCCAATATCATCCTCGCCATCGCTTTGGGCCTGAGGCCCTCCGAGGCGCTCGGCGTGGATTGGTCTGACATCGACTGGCGGAGCGGCTGGGTCCATATCCAGCGCGGGTGCCACACGCTGCAATCTGGGGAGACGGTGGAGTACCCGTGCAAGACGCGCCTCTCGGACCGACACCTCAAGCTGCCGCGCTGGGCGCTCGTCCGCCTGCGCCAGATTCGCGGGCAGCGCCGCGGCCGCGTGCGCGGGGACCTCACGCCCAGGCAGGTGTACACGCAGTACAAGCGCTTCCTCAAGTCCATCGGGCTGGGCCGCTGCTCCATCGAGGGCCTGCGCCACAGCTGGGCGACGCTCGCCATCGCGTCGGGCGCGGCCATCGCGGACGTTTCCGTTGCGATGGGCCACACCACGACCAGGATGGTCATAGAGCACTACATGATGAGCACGAGGGCAGTGTCAAAGCGGGCCACGGATGCGGCGGGCAGGGCGATTGAGGAAGGTTTGGAGGCGTGTGCCTTGGCGGCTTAGGTTTCCTTAGGCCATATGAAGGAGCTGGAGACAATCAACAGGGGCAACTCTGTGGCATTCGACTGGACTGAAGATTCTAAGCTCGAGGTCTATGTCAACAGCCAGCGCGTGCATGTCGTTCGTCCCAACTGGGGAAGTCCGACCTAGGGTTTCCAGGTAAACACATTGGTCTCGTTCCAGCAGAGCCATGATTTCGCCTCCGGTATCCGAATCTGCATATCACCGTTTTCGGACCTGCAAAAAGTCACATCGCTTACGCCGTGAAACTTAACTCGGTCTAAGGAAAACCGTCAAGCATCCCAAGAGCATTTGCCGAGGAACTCTTCCTTTTCTGAATCATAGAGGTGGATGCCCGTGTCATTGAAGATCGCAACGTATCTGCCAGCCGACCCCTGGACGCCGATCCGCAGGTAGTGTTTTGAGCTGGTCATCTGTGAGATGTTAGAGCTGGTCACTTCCGATCCAACGGTCACTTTTCGGCCTAAGGAAAGCTATATCCAATTGACAATACCAAGAGCGTCCCAGTTCGATATGCCGTCGTTCCACTTGAACAACCCGAAGCCAGCATCTTTGGTCATTCGAGCTTGAAGCAAATAAATGTCCCCAGTCTGTGCTGTCATCTGGATGTGGATTGCGCTACCTCCAACGAAGCGGAACTTCACGTCCTCGATGTTCTCAAATTGGACTCGGCCTAAGGAAAGCTGCTACAAGTTCCTTGTCTCCCAATTACCCTCGTAATTGGTCACCATGTAGATGTTGTTCCAGCAGTCGAATAACAGGACGACGCTGTAGTCGCGCCCGTCCGGGTATGTGTGCGCGATAAAGGGGTGTATCCCCTGGACGTTGACCGCCCCGGCAAGCATGCTGACGCGGTTTGATCTCATATAGGCAACGACAGCCTTGGCGCTATCAATTGATATGAATTCTCCTTCAACGGTTATGACAGACAATGGCATCTTCAGGTTTAAGGAAAGCTGTTATGCCGTCGCAATCGTCTTCCACTCTGACCAGCGGCCTCCACCGAGGCTCCTCATCTTCATGTCGTTGAACCCGTTGAACATGACCTGCCCGTTACAGCCGCCCATGACGCCTCCGAAGTCGATGAGGATGTAATAAGAGGAGTGCGCGGGCAGATTCGCCACATTATCGCTGCCGACGAGATATATGCCCGGTTCCAGATAGTCCGCGTTTCCAGACTCAAGCGCCCCTCTGAACGCAAGGGCATGGCCTAAGGAAAGCTATCCCCTCGTTACGGCGATCCAGTCCTGCGACCAGGTCTTGGCGTCATTGTTGTATCCAGCCGCCCAGATACGCCCGGTCATGGGCCAGAACTCGAACAGCATCACGAGGTAGTGGCAATAGTCGTTATGCTCGGATTTGACTGGGAATACCAACCGATACGCATAGAACGCGCCGCTTTTGACGGGGCAGTTCGCCAGCTTCGAAGCGTCCTCGGTCCCCAAGATGCACGGTCCATTCGCGCTTCCGTCAACGTTCAAGACGTCGATGTGTAAGCCGTCTGTCTCGGCATTTGAAGCTCCAGCGGCTATGGACGCGAGGAGGCTATGGCCTAAGGAAAGCTAAATGGAGCGGAGAGTCTTTTCATCTCCGTTCTGAAGCTTCTCAACGATTTTCAACTTCCCGTTCTCTTCCGTCGGATATATGAGACGAACGTCCTGCCATCCTTCGTGTAAAACCAGATTTCGTTCGCGCCAGACCAAGACAAGAATGACAGGTGGTCGCACGTCCCGTTTATGCCAATTCGGCCTAAGGAATCCTGCACCGTCTTCAATTCGGCCTTGGTCGCCTTGTCTCCGAGCGCCGCGTCGAGGCCCGTCACGTCCCCGGTGACGTGCTTGTGGGCGATCGCGGCGAAGGCGGTCTTGAGCTTCGTCCACAGATACGTGAGGCCCGTGAGCGTAAGGACCTGCTTGCCCTGCGGCGATTCACCGGAGACAACCGCGTCGATGTGGTCGGTCGTAATCGGGTCGAGCGTCGCGGTGGAGAGGCCGATACGCTCGTACTGGTTATTGATCCAGAGCCATTCGACGTACACATCGCCCGCCGCTGCGGAGCGGGCGTCCACCCGCCGGGCGGTGTACTCGCCGTCGCCTGTGGGGGCCAGCGCGAAGCTGACGGGGATGGCCTCCGCCATGGCGTTCGCCTCGGGCATGGGCACGAGGTACATCTTGCCGTTCTGGCCCTCACCGTTCGGCTTGAGGGTCTCAGGGTCGTAATTGTCAACGATGACGGCGATCAATCCCTGAGCCGCAGCGTTGTTCGCCGCCTGATCGGCGTTGTTCTTGACCTGCTGGGCGGCGCGCTCCTGCTCGGCTGTGGCGCGCTTTGACTCGGCGTCCACACGGGCGGCCTCGTCCTGCGCCCGCTTCGTCTCGGAGGCTTCGCGGGCCGTCTCGGCCTCCTTGCGAGAGGCCTCCGCCTGACCGTCCGCACCTGCGATGCCGTAGGTCCTGACGCCGCCACCGCTCAAATGCTGCTCGAGGCCCCATACCTCGCCGTCGAGGGACACGTCGGACGATTCACGGACGAGGAAGCGGTCTTCGGACTTAGCCATGTGGTTCTCCAATCTTCATTGTGATGATTGTCTCTAACGCGTCATATCAGCGGGTGAGGATGCCAATCGCGAGCGGCTGGTGCATGTAGGTGTCTACGATCACCACGTCCCCGACCTTCACGCCGGTGCATGCGGTGGTGATTGGGACGCCGGTCAGTTTCATAGGGATGGCAGGTGTTCCGCCGTCCACGTCGATTGCCGTCCCCTTGACCGCTTTCACGACCATGCGGTCCCTGCGAAAAGAGAACGTCTCTTTCCTCGTGGCGTTCGCGCGTCCGATGGCCCTGCATTCCGCCAATTCCGCCGCGTTCATCGGCTCCCCCTGTCATATACGCGCAGCTCCGCATCGACGGCGCATCCGCCGCCGAGTGTTAGGGTCTGCGTCCTTACCTGGAATTTGCCTTGTACGGAGCCTGACGGGTAGTCGACCGACACGGTGTCTGCGATCTTCACCGGCGCATACGCATGGCGCATAGTCACGCGCCAAATCACGGACTGCTCTGTGTCCAACAGCGATTTCGCTTTCGCGTCCGCCGCCCTCTGCTTCGCATCGTCCGTCGCGCCGTCCGGAAGCTCTGAGTAGGACTTCGACCGCGTGATGGTCCTACCACGGCTGACGGTCGACAGCGGGCTGTCGGGGTCTCGGTCCCAAGCCTCCGCCGCGATTGCCTTTCCGTCATAATCCGGCCCGTAGTAGACAACCACGTGGTTTGCCACGTCTGTGTAGTCGCGCTCCTCAGTCATGTCGGCCTCGAACTTCGCCGAGACTCCCTCCGCGAACTCCCACGACGGAGCGATTGCGTAAGGCTCGCGGTACTTCTCGAAGATGACGCGGCCCATCGGGTCGGTGTAAGCGGCCCTGAACCCAGCAAGGGACAGCAGATCATTTACCATCGCGAGCTTCGTGTCGCTCGTTGTTGCGCTGTCGGAGCCGATGCCATAGCACCTCGTGCCGGACAGCTTGTAATCGCTCGGCTCGCTCACGACAGTGAGGCCGCAGCCCTCGCAGACCTTCCTTGCGGCATCGACCGCTTTGGCACCGGCCTCCACGCTCACCGGCGCTGAGAACGAATCGTCCACGAGTTCCTGCAGGCGCCCGTACATGCGAACCGTGGCTGTTGAGTATCCCGCCCTGATGGAGCGTCCCGGCACGACGGGGAGGAATGTTCCGAGAACCACTTCCTCGGTCTCCCCTCCCATCCACTCGCACGTCATGTAGATGCGCACGAGGTCAGCCCCGACGGACAGACCGCCGACGATAGGGCACTCGGCGCTCTCCTTGATGTCCGTGTCGAGGTTGCGCGTGATACGCCCGCCGCGAAGGGCGCGTATGACCTCCGTCTCTAGACCGCTCTCGCGAGACACGCGCATGTAGCGGTAGCTCGTTTGCGCTATCCTCTCGTCCCACCTAGCCATTGTTGGGAGCCTCCCACACGCACTCGGTGATGTTCACTCCGACTGGCCACTGCATGTACTGCGCCGCCGCGTATGACAGCTTCCAGTCGGCCTTGACCCTGTAGCGGAGGCCCCAATGGTCGCGGTACCAGCAGATGGCATTTCCACGGGCGCGCCGCAGCGCGTCGATTCGGCGGTAGTCCTCGTCATCCATGACCACATACGAATGCGATCCTGACGCCCCAATCGAGCCGTCAGGGTAAAAGGTCGGCAATGCGGGGGCGTCCGGTCCGAGCGCGAAGTTGAACCACTCGCCGCCGTGCGTGACGGTGCTGTCGCTCGCCGTGTCTAGGCGGAGCAGCAGCGCGGTGGATGCGTCAGCGCCGAAATTGAACGCCTCGCACCCGTCCGAATCGATATGAGCCTTGACCTCCGCAGTGGTGGCCGTCCCTGCGGCGCTGTAAGCGGTGACCAGATACGTGTAATCGACGTTGAGCGGCGGCAGTCGGTCGATTACCTCGTGACCGCTCGGAAGGTCATCCGTGAGCATCTCCTGCGAACCGTCATCGAGAAGGCGGGCAACCGACAGACGGACGGTCGGAACGACCGTGCCTATGCCCTTCACGCCTTGGATGTCGGACTCCTTGAAGCCGGCGTTGACGGGGATGTAGCCCTCCGAGCCGTCCCAGTACTCGGGGCTTATGAGCATGCCGCGCTCGTCCACGACCCAGCCGCCATCGCCTTGCAGGACGGTGATGTGCGCCGACATGTCGGACTTGTCGTTGACTACCTCGATGTGCGGGATTGCCGGCTCCGCGTAGTCCGTGGACACGCGACGCCGTGCCTCCGTTGACAGCGAGAAGCCGTCCAGCGCCACGAGTACGATGGTGTAGTCCCGAAGCGTCTGCGGGAGATACGTGTCCACCGAGAAGGAATACGAGCGGGCATCCACGGGAAGCTGGGCAGAATGCAGCACGTCACCGCCATCGGAGAGAAGCCTGATCTCCTGCGAGCTGACGCCGGACGATGTCTCGACCTCCCATTCGACGATGAACGGGACGCCCTGAACCACCAGACCATCGACGGATGGCGCTGTGAAGAACGCCTGCGGGGCGTATTCCGCATGGAGAGGGCTTTGCGGCGACCATGCTCCCCACGATGGGTCGAGGCCCTTCGTGCGCACCCTGACGCGGTACTCGCCCTCAATTTCAAGCTTGATATCCGCATGGTTGCCGGAAGCCACATCGACGGTCTCGACCTTGCCGTTCGGGTCGGTGACCTCGACCTGAGCGGCGGTCTGCTCGGTGCCGTCGGGGTGCATGCGCGTCCACTCGACGCGGACGGTCGCGGGGAGCGCGTAGACGCTTGCGAACTCTGAGAGCGTCGGCGCGTTCGGGGCGACGATGGTCGTGACGCTGACCGATTCGGTGTATGCGGAATACAGCGAGCCGCGCTTGGCCCTGACACGTGCCCTCACGGTTCCGCCGCCCGCGTTCACGTCCACGGAGGTTCCCATGGACTGCTCAGCGCCCCATCCGCCGCCGTTCACGGACAGCTGGTAGAGGAACCCGTCTGCATAGGGGCTTGCGCTGTCAACGGTTATGCGGACGTTCGTGCCGCCGATTTTGGACAGGCTTACGGCCCTCGGAGCGGCAGGGGTGGTGTAGATGTACCCGGACGTCGAATAGCCGCTGTAAAGGCCGTTGTAGGCCCTCACGCGGTACTGATAGCGGTGGTTGACACTGATTCCGTTATCGGTGTAGTTGGTGGTGGTTCCGCCGAGTGTCGCGACCTGCGACCATCCGCCTTCGTCGATGCGGCGCTCGACGAGGACGTTGACGTACGATGCGGGCGCGTTGGAGCCGAGCTTCCACGAGACGGAAGCCTGGGTATCGCTTTTCCTCGTGGCGGAGCACTCGGACGGATCGCTAGGCGTCGTATAAGTCCATCCGCTTGTTGCGTAGCCCGACCATCCCGCGTTGTTCTTGGCGCGCACCCGATAAGCGTAGCGGTGGTTCGCCGACACGGACCTGTCCGCGTACGAGGTTGCGACAGCCGAAAGGTCGGACACGTGCGACCAGCCTCCGCCGTCGACGCTCCGCTCGATTGCAAGCCCGGTGTACTTCTTGATGACCCCGGATGGGTTATTAGACCATCCGATGTTGATCCGGCCGTCATTCGCTCGGGACGCCCAGATTCCCGATGGCGCATTCGGCGTCTGATACGAGATGCCGGGGACGTTCCGCCACTCGGCGCAGGACGCCGTCGTGCCGACGCCACCGTAGCCATTGACGGTCTCGGACGTGGTCCACGCCTCAACTTTTACATCTCTGCCGCCCTCTCCCCTCGCGACATCATAGGCACCGCTTACGTTTATGACCACCTGCCCCCTGTAGGTGCAAGCGCCGGCGTAATTGCCGACCTCGTGGCCGTTCACGGCGACATGAAGCCGAAGGCCCCAGTAGTACCAATTGCCGAATTGCACGTTGCATGACCAGTTGATGCGCGTGGCGGTGTCGCTTATGTTCGACGCGGAACTAGAAAGGTTGATCGCGTAGAAGGTCGTGCCGTTGCGGTATGCGATTCCCTGTGCCATTAGCTGACCCCCATGCTGTTGGTGAGGCGCATCTCGTCGAAGATCGCGCGGACGTAGCCCATGACGTTCTCCGGGGCGTCCTCGATGCGAGTGCCGTTGATGTTGAGCGTGTAGTTGTAGGTGGTCCCACCGCCGCCATGGCCGCTCGGCGAGAACCCAGCGCTCTCCATGAGCATGTCAGACGCGTCAGACACGAGGCCGGCACCGCTCCTCATGCCGCGCGCGAAGTTCTCCGCGAGGTGCCGACCGGAAGTCTCGCCGCCCTTCTCGATGCCGGAGAAAGGGCCGTCCTTCGGCACGGAGAAGCCCATGTTGCGCTTCGCGGCGTTGACGATGTTGATTGCGGACTGCGCGACGGAGCCGACGCCGGCGCCGATGCCGGCGGCGAAGTTGTTTGACAGGTGGTTGCCCCACGTCCAGGCGCTGCCCTCGTGCTTGTTGATGCCGGATGCGGCGCCAGCGACCTCGTCGGCCTTCGCCTTGACCCTGCCCTTCGAATCACCCATGCCAGTGGCGTACTTCTCGACGGCGGCGCTCGCGGACGTGCGCATGCGCCCCTTCATCGCGTCTATCTCGGCCATGGCGGTCGCGGAAAGGCCGGACGCGGCCCCCTGCACCTTCGGGTCACCCGACGCCATGCCGGCGGCGAGGTTGTCGGTCGCCCGCTTTCCCTTGGTGCCGAGCTTGATGCCCATGTCCTCGACGGTCTTAACGATGTTCGCGGTCTTGCCGTCCCACGATGTGACGAGCTGCACGAGCTGCTCGTCATTGAGGTTCTTGAAGTCGGCCACGGTGATTCCCGCGTCCACGACCGATGCGGCGAACAGGTCCACGTCCCCGCCGATGGCGTTCATCGCCGAGGTGACGGTCGGCGAGGCGGCTACCAGCTCGGCGAGGCTCTGCGTGGAGCCGTCGGCGGCGGACGCCTGCGCGGCCATGGACGAGGTCACGTTGTCGATGGCGGTGTTGCACGATTCGAGCGCGGCCTTCGCATCATCCAAGCCGCTCTTGTGAGCCGCCTCCGCCTCGACGCCCTTCCATGCCGCCTCCGCCATCTCTCGCGTCGCGCCGGCGCAAGTGCGCATGTACTGCTCGACGTACGCCTGCTTACCGCCTGTCTCGGCGAGGCGGTCGTTGTAGTCCTTCTGCGCCTGAGCGAGGGCCGCGATGTCCTGCTGCTGCTGTTGGTAGAGCGCGGACAGGTTCTGCTGCTGCGCGTCGAGCCTGATCTGCTCCATCTTCTTGTTTACGTAATCGCCGATGGAGGTGGTCACATCGTCTATGGCGCCGTTCTCGTCCGCCAGCTTCCCGTTGACGAGGTCCGTCACCTGAATCTGGGAGCCTGTCATGTCGTTGACGGTCTGCACGGCGGTCTTGAGCTTGCCCTGCGCGTCGGCGGACAGGCCGCTCTGATTTGCGTACTCGGCGATGCTCTTGTATGCGGCTTGCAGGTGCGCGATCTGGCCGGAAGCGCTGGTGTTCGTCTCCCCGATGGTCGTGGCGAGCTGCGCTTGCGATTCGATGACCGAATCGAGGTCCACCTTGGCCGCGCCGGCGGACTTGCCGTACTCCTTCAACGCGGACGATCCTGCGTTCGCGGCGGAGATTCCCTTGTTCGTGGCATCGACCAGGCCGTCGGTGGCGGCTGTGGTCAGCCTCTCGTTCTCCTCGACCTCCTTGAGGTTGGACGCGATGGCGGCTATTCCGCCGATGACGAGCATCGGGGCCATGGTCGCGAAAACAGCCTTCAGCGCGGTTCCCGCCACGGCAGCGGCCTTCATGGCCACGGAGGACGCGGTGACCGCCGTGGTGCTCGTGGTGGCCGCTGCGGCGGTCTGCTGGAAGCCCTGCACGGTCCCATTCGCGGCGTCCATCTGCTTCCTGCGCTCCGCGACCTCCTGCTTTAGGGATGCGACGGTCTCCTGATTGGCCTTCGCCCCCTTCTTCGTCTCGCGCTCCAACTTGTTGACGGACAAGCTGTAGAGACTGGTCTGCTTATTCGCCTCGCGCACGGCGTCCGTGTACTGCTTCACACCGCCAGCGGCCTTCACGTGAGGGTTCTTCTCGAGCGCCCTGGCGAGCTTCGAGTTGCTCGCGTAGGCCTCGAGCGATTTGACGTTGGACGTGGTCATGGCATCGGCGTATACGCCGACATCCTGCCTCAGCTTGCCGTAGGCCGTGCACATGGAGCCGACGCCCTTGACGATGCGCCCGGACACCGAGAGCACAGGGCCGGCCGCTGCGACCATGAGGCCCATGGTCACAATGGAGGACTGCGTGCCCTCGTCCAGCTCGGAGAAGCTGTCAGCGGCCTTGCCCACCGCGTTTGCGGTGTCGGTCACGACTGGCGCGAGGGCGCCGCCGAGCTTGACGGAGGCGGTCTCGATGGAGCCGTTCATCTCCTCGATCGCACGCTCGGTCTCCCCCATCTGGGAATCGGCGAGGCGCTGCGCCGCCGTCTGGTCGTTGGTCGCGGCGGTGTACTTGCGGATGCCCTCGGTGCCCTGGTTCATCATGACGAGGGCCGCGCGGGACGCGTCTGCGCCGAAGATCGTCTGCATGGCAGCATCGCGGGTCGCGGCGTCGAGGACGGACATCTTCGAGGAAAGCTCCCCGGCGATGGAGGCTGCATCGAGCATGTTCCCATCGGCGTCGCGGACGTTGATGCCGAGGGACTGCATCATGCCTGCGGCCTTGTCGGTCGGGGCGGAAAGGCGCTGCAGCATCGTCTTCAGTGACGTGCCCGCGTCGCTGCCCTTGATTCCGGCGTCGGCGAAAGCGCCCAGGACCGCGGTGGTGTCCTGAATCGACCAACCTGCGGAGTTGGCCTGCGCGGAGACCTGCGACAGGCCCTGCGTGAGATCGGACACGTCGGCGGAGGACGCCGCGGCGGCACCCGCGAGCGCGTTCGCGGCACCTGCGGTCTGGTCCGCAGACAGGTTGAATGCTCCCATGGACTGCACGACGGTGTTTGCGGCCTCGGACAGCCCGATGCCGCCCGCCGCAGCGAGGTCCATCGTGGTCTTCAGCGCGCCCGCCTTGATGTCGGCGGCGGTCAGACCTCCCTTGGCAAGCTCCTCCATGGCAGCGCCCGCCTCAGATGCGCTGAAAACGGTGTCAGCGCCCATCTGCAGGGCCAGTTGGCGAAGGCCTTCCACGTCGGCGCTGGGGTCGTTGAGAGCGCCGGAGACGCGGGACATGGACGATTCGAAATCCATCGCGGTCTTGGATGATGCGGCACCGATGGCGAGCAAGGGCGTGGTGATGCCCATCGACATCGCATCGCCAGTCTGCGCGATCTTCTCGCCCGTGTTGTAAATCTTGCCGCCCGCCTCTGCGGCGGAAGCGCCCGCCTCCATCCAGCTCTTGGACATTGAGCCTTCGGCGGCTGCGGTGCGCACCGCAAGGCGCTCTAGGGACTTCTCCGCGCGGTCTATTGCCGCGCCGTTGTAAGCGCCGGAGATGGCGATTGAGATTGAAGCCTTACCCATTGAGATACCTCTTGATGGTCTGCTCGATTCTGGTCTCGACCGCCTCGGTCACCATGTCCTCGTTGTCGAGGACGGACCTCACGAGGGCGCGCGGGGGTTCGCCGGAAGGCACCCCTATGCGCTGCCCCCTGCGCGGCCCCTTGAGGTACACGGCCCCGTGATGCGCGAACTCGATGGTTCCGGCACCGGGGTCGGACGAGGCGATCTTCAAGCCGTCGGAAATGGCCCGCATGGCCATGCTCGCGGCATAAGCGCCAGTGCGAGCTATGGCCATGGCGTTGCTCCTGGCGTCGTTGAGAATGGGGCGCGCGTCCTCCTTGAGGCCGCGCTTGAACTCGCGCGGAATCTCGCGGTCGATGTCCTTGAGCGCCTTGATGGTCTCCGTCAGGCCCTCGGCCTCGATTCTGATTCCGCCGCGATGCTCGTACACGCCTACCCCCTGTTGAAAATCCTGTTAACCCTTGCCTGTCGCGCCTCCGCGTCGGCGAGCTTCTTCCTCGCCTCCGCCCTCCCCCAAAGGAGGTCGACGTACTCGTCGAACACGTCAGGATGCTCGCTGTCCAACCTCGCGAGGTCGTATGGCGAGCATCCCGTGGAGAGGGCCAGTCGGGCTATCCGCGCGGCGCGTCCGGCAAAGGGACGGGGTTGTCGCTGATATGCAGGTCGAAGTTGTCGGCGATGTAATCGACCGCGTCATCGTCGGCCATGCCTTCGATGCCGAGTTCCTTCAGGACGCCCGCGCGCCTCGCCGCGTGGTAGCCCCACGCGAAATCGGAGCGCTGCTCGTTACTGCCGCGCTCGGGCCAAGTTGCCTCTTGGTCGAGCGCATCCCAGATGGCGGTGCGACCGCCGTCGACCTCGGTCACCTTGCCGGTGTCCGTGTTGGTGAACTTGAAATGGAACTTCATCTCTCCCCCTATGCGGTGTAGCTCTCGACCTTGTTGACGATGGTGATGGTGACGGGAGTGCCGTCGGCGGCGGCGATGCCGATGTCATCGGCGGAGAACTCGACCTCCGCGGAACCGCCCTCGGGGTTCACCTCGGGCATGGTGAAGTTCCACGGGACGTTCTTGAACTCGACCTCGAGGCTGCACTTCGGGTCATCGGTGTGCGTGAACGTCCACTTGGCGGAACCGCGCACGATCTTGCTCGCGACCTTGGTGCCGCTGTCAGTACCGGTGAGCGACTTGCGCATGAGGGCGAAGTCCTCGGGAACGACCGTCGCGTTGACGCTGGTGGTCAGCTTGCCCTCCGCGAGGAGCTTGGGCACGACCTGTCCGGCACCGCGCTTCGGCACAATGGAGTTGGACATCTCGAAGCCGCCCTTGGTGATGATGGCCTCGACGGGCGTGTTGGAAGCGGTGTCGATGGTGAAGGTGCCGTCGGTTGGGACGAAGTAGCCGTCGAAGCAGCTGGGCTGGACAACGTCGCCCCAAGTCTGGAAGAGCGTCGCGTCGATGCCGGCTGCGGTGATCGCAACATCCACGGGTGCGTTGCCCTCGAAGGTCATGCCGAAGGTGTCGACCTTGCAGCCGTCGACCTTGTGGACGGTCTGCTGCGCGGTGTCGCCGACCTGACCCCAGAAGGTCAGGAGCGGCAGGACGGAACCGAGCGTGATCACGTGCTTGTGATAGCCCTCGCCGGCGGTCGAGTCTGGGTTGGACACGATGTTGCCCATCGCCGCCGCGGCGTAGAGCGGCAGCGAATCGGCGTATGCGAGCGTGTTGAAGTCAACGCCCATGTTCACCTCGGAGACGTAAGCGCCATTTGAGGCATTTGCGCGGAGGCCGCACGCCACGGCCTTCTGCTCGATGCTGCGCTCGGGCTTGACCAGACCGCCGCCCGTGAGGCCGTGCTTGATCTTGGGCTTGGTCGCGGGAGTCTCGCCGTCCTGCATCGCGACGCCGAGCATGCCGATGGAAGTGTTAATCATTGACGTTTCCCTTCTTCTTGGAGGGCGCGATAACGCCCTGCCGTGTAAGAGCCTTGATTAGCGGGGCGGGTGCCACGACCTGCTGCCCCTTCTTGAACTGGTAGCGGACGCCGTTGAAGATGGCGCTCGCGTCTGACTTGGCGATCACGCGACAACCTCCCTGAATCGTTGCGGGCATTTCGAGAAGACGGAGCAGCGGATGCCGACCGATGCAGCCGCCATGTAGTACCTGGAGCTGTCGGCGGAGATTCCTGCGGCCTCCACCGCTGGGGTGGCGGCGTCAACCGTCATGCGCAGGCGCTGGTCAGCCATGACAGCGCCGAACACGGCCTCGATGTAGGCGAGCAGGGTGTTTGCGGCGGTCGCTTGGTCTGAATGTCTGGCGAAGCACCAGACGTGGACGGTGAATTCGAGCTGACCAGCACCGACGGTGGCTCGCCCGCCGACGCTCGCGGTGTCCACGATTGCATCCACCGCGATGTAGAACGGCGGCTCCTTCGGCGGGAATCCGTCGAAGACCTTCGGTTGCTGCACGTCGGGGTACAACTCCGCGAAAGCCTCGCAGACCTTGGTCATTCGGCGGTGCATCTCGTCGCGCGCCGCTTGGAACGTTGTCACCACAGCACGTTCACCCCCCTGCCGAACTGCTCGATGGCCGCATTGACCTCCGGGATGTCAGTGAAACCGTCCTGACCAGCGGTGGTGAAGCGGATGAATCCCGCATCCGTGCTCTCGCCAGTCGCGCCGATGGGTCGGTTCGACGGTCGGAGCATGTAGGCCGCAAGCTCGAGAACGGCGCGGGATACCTGCGCGGGAACATCTCCGAGGCCGTAGATGTATGTCACCTCGGTGGGATGCGGACTGTCCTTGTACCGAACCGCCTGACAGTCGGAGACGAGCGTGTAGCCGTCCGTCAACATCTCCGCCACGTCGTTGTGGTCGAGCTGGATGTAGGATGTTCCGCTCCCCTTGTAATCGACCGTCTTGCCGACGCGGCGCACGAAGGAGCGGTGGGCGTTGCGCTCGAACACCTCGGTCGCCGCCTGACGGACCTCGTGCAGCGCCTCCTCCGGCATCGCGTCGAAATCGTCCTGACCATCGCCATACGATTTCAACGCGTCGAGCCTGAAGTAATGGCGCGCCACCACCTCGACGCGCGTGGTGAACATGACCCGCTCACCGACGAGCCAATCGACGGTGATCAGGTCAGGTGCCTTGACCGCCGGCAGCGTTATGGCGTTCCCCTCTACAGGAAGGCCCTGCTCCCCCCCGATCAGGGGATGCAGAGCCGCTTTGCTGATGGTCAGATCAGTTTCCAGTTGGAGGGTGGTCGCTTCAGACGCCGCCACACGGATTGTCGAATCCGGCGGGACGAGCATTAGTCCTCCTCGACTGCCTTGCCGCGCGGCTTGCGCTTGGGCTTCTCGACGGGTTTCTCCTCGGGTTCGGGATTCTCCTCGGGTTCGGGATTCTCCTCGGGAGCCACCTCCAACTCGCCCGATTCCTCCTCGGGAGCCTCATTGGCGGGCTGCTCCTCCGTGAGGAGGCCACGCAGCGCGGCCTCCTCCTCGGACATCTCCTCGCCCTCGTAAGCGATCAGGTAACCGTCTCGGGTCACGCGCTCCTTGCTGACGAACATATGCGCTCCTTATGCAGCGGCCTGGTCGAGGTCCGCCTTCTTGGCGAGGCAGAAGGCGTCGGGGTAGCGGACCTGGAGGGCCTTGGTGTGCTCGGCGAGGATGGACAGCTCGTTCTTGATGAACTGGTCGTTGTAGTAGCCAAGTTCGACGGTGGTGCCGCCGTGGATGGCGCGACGGCGGGCGGCGAAGGAGTCGTAGACGAGGATGCCGGGGCAGGACTCGTCCTCGATGACCTTCATGCCCCAGTACACGTCGGAGCCGAGGGTCTGGTACAGGCCGGTCTCGGTCTTGTACAGGTCGATGGCCTCGCGGACCTCGGGGCTGACGCAGACGTGGGTCGGAACGCGGCGGGAGCCGGTCATGACCTTGGTGCGCATCATGCGGATGGCGTCGAAGTAACGACCGCCCATGTGGGTCTCAAAGGCCTGGATGCCGACGGTGTTCTCGATGCCCTTGATGCCGGTGCCGGAGTTGCCGTTCCAGTACTTCGCGTTGGTCTTGGCGTCGAGGTCGAGCAGCAGGTCGTGCTCGATGATGTCGAGCAGCTCGTCGTAGTCCATGAGCGTGTCCTTGGACACGGGGACGTAGCCGGCGATGGTCTCCTTGTTGGCGACCGCGTCCTTCCAGGCGTAGATGACCTGCGCCTTGGTGGCGGAGTTGCCGGAGGTGACGCCGCCCCAGGTGTCGGGACCGCCGCTCTCGTTGGACTTGTCGCGCTGCTTGTAGGAGATGGAACCTGCGGCGGGGGTCTCGAGGAGGGTCGAGGCGAAGTTCTCGAAGGCGGTCGGAAGCTTCATCGGAAGCTCAAGCTCGATTTCCTTCGGGCCGGTGACGGAAACGACGGTGGTCTCGTTGCGCTCCGCAGCGGTCTTGAAACCGAGCTCGAGGCCGTGGAACTCGTCGCGGGCGCCGAGGATGCGCATGCCGAAGGTCTCGTTCTGCGCCTTGGGCTTCGGCATGTGGCGAAGCGCGTCCTCCTCGTCGAGGACGTGGTTGAGGGTCGAGTCGATCTGCTCGATCTGGCCCTGGATGATGAGCGCCTTGTCCTGGTTCTTGTCATCGACGGCGCGGCGCTGCTCTTCGGCGAGGCGGTTTCGCTCCGCCCAGAGCTGCTTGGAATTGAGGATTGCCATGCTCTACTCCTTTACTCGGTAAATCCGATTTCCCAGCACGAGGAGGCGGCTCCCCTCGTTGTCGGGAATGTTATTTGCGGCGTGAGATTCGGCCTCGAGCTCGTCCACGGCGTCGGGGACGTGCTTGAATCGCGCGAGAATCGCGCGGTCGATGGACGCCGCCGTGCGCTGCTCGGTCTCAACGACCTCGTCCGCAAGGCCGACCTCGACAGCAGTCTTGGCGTCGTACCACGTCTCCTCGTCCATGGCGGCACGCACGTCCTCGACGGCCATGCCGGAGCGCGCAGAGATGATCTGCGCGATTGTGGCGTCGGTCGATTCAAGGCGCTCAGCCGCGACCATCAGCTCTGCGGCGTTGCCGCACGTGTACGTCCACGCGTCGTGAATCATGAGCTGCGAGTAATCGGTCATCACGACCTTGTCGGCCATGACGGCGATGTAAGAGGCGGCGGATGCCGCGATGCCGTCGATGTAGGCGGTTGTCTCGCCCTCGTAGCGCTGGATGGCGGACGCGATGCCGAAGCCCTCGTACACGTCTCCACCGCACGAATCGATGCGGATGTCGAGCGGCTTGGGGCTTAGCTCCTCGAGCGTCTTGGAGAACGACTTTGCGGTGTTGGACGAGTCGGCGTCCCAGAAATCACCGCCGATCGTGCCGTATAGGTACACGGTCGCTCGCTGCGCCTCGTTCTTGACCTTAAACATTCGGGCCTCCCGTCCCTGTCTGGCTCCCGTCTCCGGGTTGCGTCGGCTTCTCTGCGTTTGTCGAGTTGAATACGTTCACGGTGCCGTCCGCGTTGACCGTGCCGTAGTTGAGCGGGAACAGAGGAAGCTCGATGCCGTCCACCGGGTCGAAGTCCTCGAGGTCGCGCACGTCCTCTCGCGTGATGGCACCCAGGTAGCTGAGGTCGCGGTAGTACTGCGTCCGCGTCGCGTCATCACCTCGCATGAGGCCCTGAACGCGGAACTTCGCCTGGGCGTTCGGAAGCCCGCACGATGCGAGGACGGGCTGCAGCGCCAGCTCGATGCACCTCACGTCGGGGACGATGGTCTCGGTCACGTAGTCGATGTTCGACTGCTGACCGCCCGCGTAGCTCGTCTGATCGCCGTCGTAGACCTTCCACGGCGGGACGTTGCAGGCGCGGCAGACCTGGTGCAGCACCCATTTCTGCTGCTCGATCACCGATGCGTCCTTCATGGTCTGCTGGTCCGCCACCCATTTGGCGCCGTAACCGAAGATGGGCGCGCGGCCCGCCTCGTTGATGCCGCTCTTCATGTCCACGGCAGTGCGGAGGTTGCCCAGCTGCTTCTCGTTGAGGTTGCCCGACGCCTCGACATGGCCGAGGTGGTGGTTCCCGTTCCGCAGCATCGAGCGGTAGAAGCGCTCGAGGTCGAGGGACAGGCCGATTTCCTCCGCAGCCATCTTGGCGAGCGAGTAGCCCTTGACGCCGTCCTTGGTCAGGTGAGTGGAGATGTTCACGACCTCGTCGCTGTAGTAGGTTCCAGCCGGCACGTGCTCGTCCCCAGGCGCTACCGTGTAGGTTGTCCGATAGCCCTTCGGCGCGGACGGGTCGTAGTGGTGCATGACGGACGACGTGATGGGCCAGATGGCGATGGGACGGCCCTTGACCCATTCGATGAACCAGTAGGCGTTGCCGAAGGTGTCTCTGCGGAGCACCGTCCACGCCATCAGGGCGGGCGCGGTCATCTCCTCGTTCGGCATGCCGTTGAGAAGGCGGGCGAGCGGATGGTTCGGCATGCGCTCCGAGCCGCCACGGCGGTGGTTGACCACGCTGAAAGGCAGGGAGGCCATGGAGCGGGCCTTGGTCTGCTCACAGGCGGCGTAATCGATTGACATGAGGGCACCGTAGCCCGCAGGGGTCGGCGCGAATCCGTCGGGGAGGTTCACCCTCACCACGTCCTGCTCGACCCCCTGCTTGTAGAACATGTTGTAGAAGAAGCCCATGTAACCCCTTTCTTCGAGGGGAATCGTATGGGCGGCGTGAGATTAGTAGATGTCCGGTGCGTCCTCCGAACCCTGCACCAGCTTCTCGTACGCGAGCGCCGCGATGCCCAGTGCGATCGCCGCGTCGATTTTCGATTTGCGGGCGTCCTTTCCGAAGCGGGCGCCGTAAGGCTCGCGGTCCTCCTCGACAGTGTTCGCCAGGTGCTCGCGCAGCTTCTTCTGCCCCTTGAGCTTCAGGCGCTTGTCCTTCACGAGGTTCATTACGATGGAGGTCGCTTGGCACATCGTGGCGTTGTTCTGCGCGAAGCTGGTTGTCTCGATGCCGTAGACCTCGTTGAGCTGGTTTGACATGACGATCATGCGGTTCGGGTCGATGCCAACGACCTCGGGGTAGTGCTCCTGGCACACTCCGGCGATAAGCTCCATGATCTGGTTCATCGGGTAATGCCCCGTCTCCTCGTCGGGCGTGTCGAAGACCCACGACTTCGTGAAGCCGATAAGTTTTCCGCTCTTGTTCTTGCGCTCCTGGAAGGCCACGATTGCGAAGCTGTCGCCGGCCGTCGCGCCGTCGATGCCCATGGTCCACGGCTTCGAGAAGTCGAAGTCGTTCTTGCCACGCTCGCAGGTGTCGAGCTGCTTCGCGGTGAAGCAGCTGTACTCGCTCTTGTCGTTCGGGAAGCGGTTCGCCGTGTACCTCTCGAACTGCCGCTTGGATGCGGCCATGCCGCGCTGGTCCTGGATGCTCTCCCATGTGACCCACGACGCGACCATGAGCTTCTCCCACGCCCTGCGGTCATCGATGTTGTCCTTGTCATCAAGCCCGAGCCAGTAGACGTACATGCCGGGGTCTGAGCCGGCCTTCTGCAGCGTGTCCCACAGGAAGCCGTCTCGCGAATCGCCAGCCGTGGTGATGCCGATGGTGATGGGGTTCCACAGCACCTTCTGGCCCTTCACGCCGGCGTCCCATACAGATGAATCTCGGTACACGTGCATCTCGTCGAAGATGAGAACGTTGAAGTGCCACGATTCCAGCGCGTCGGGCTTGTTGGGGAGCACCATGATTCGCGCACCCGTCTCGGTGTGCGAGATCACGTCCTTCCCGATGTTCCACTGCTCCTTCCACATCGGGTTCAGCTTGATTTGCGTGGCGATCTTCTCGAAGAGGTTGCGCACCTGGTCTTTGGAAGACGCGACCACGCCGTACTGGCCGTTGTGGATGACCTCCATCGTGGCGATGGTCATGAGCGCCGCTGACGCGAACTCGGTCTTTCCGACACCAGATGGGAGGCAGAAGATGAATCGGCGGTACCTGCGGCGGAACCTGCCGCCGTCCATCCGCCCGCAGGCGAACATGGGCTTCCACATGTTCTCGCGCTGGAACGGCTCGAGCAGGAACGGCTTCCCGTAGAACTCGTCGTTCGAGATGTGGTGGCACATCGAGGACAGGCAGCGCTCGTAATCGCGCGCCATCATCAGGCCCTCTTTGGCGTATTCGGTCTCAGTCCGGTACATCCTCAATCACCACCTCGCTTGCGGGGAGTTCGTATGCCGCGTCGATGCTCTTGAACATCGCGCTCGTGTCTGCTGCCGTCCTCACCGTGGTCGCGTCCATCAGCCCGATGCGGGAGCGGGCAAGCGGGGACAGGCCGAGCATGTCTGACAGGGCGCGTATCTCCGAACTCGCCTCCTTGAGGATGGTGAGCGCCGGGTTCTTGCGGACCAGCGGCACCTCCTTTCCGTCGGGCGTCTTGTAGGGCTTCACGCCTATCTTGTCGAAGATGTTTATCTTGCCGCCCTCGCTGTGGATGGCCTGCTCGGCCTGTTGCGCCACGGCATGCCAGTAGGTCAGGAGGCGCAGCGTCGGCACGTCCTGCTCGCTGAAGCTGTTCACAGGAGGGGCGAGCCACGCCCATATCTCGCTCTGCACGGGGTCTAGCTGGATGTCTGGCGGCATCACGACCCCCACGCCGTCGGATGCGGCGAGGCCGTAGGCGTCTGACAGGCCCCTTCGAATCGCGTTCTGCTTCGGCTTCGCGCCCTTCACAGGCCCTCACCCCTCAATGCGTCCTCCATCTTCTTCGCTGCCCTGCGCAGGTGGATGCACAACGGGGATGCGGTCATCATCGATGCGCGCGACATGTCGCTCGCGACAACGTGCGCCCTCTGGACTACCACGAACACCTCGTCATCGCTCATTGCGGCGGATGCGGCGGGCGGTTGCAGCTCGCCCTTGTACTCGTAACCCCTGTGCGCGCGCGAGCGGCACGTGACGGAGCAGAACCGCGCCGTGCTCCGCTGGGCCTTGAACTCGCGCCCGCACACCTCGCATTTCTTGATCATCAAACTCACTTCCCGCACGTCCCTGACGGACGGCATGCAATCGGCCATCTTCAGCCGCTTTGGGTAACGGAGCATGCCGCCCGCCGGGAACGTGCGGGTCGGGCTACTCCGAGACGAGAACGGCCTTCTCCCCCGTCAGCTCCTCCCAGCGCGCGATGATCACGTCGCAGTAATGGGGGTCGAGTTCCATGGAGAGGCACTTGCGACCCGTCTCCTCGCAAGCGATGAGGGTCGAGCCGGAACCGCCGAACACGTCGAGAACCGTGTCCCCGCGCTTCGTGCTGTTCTGGATCAGGTACGCCATGAGGCCGACGGGCTTCATGGTCGGGTGCTCGGCGTTCGCCGACGGCTTGTCGAACTCGAGGACAGTGCTCTGCTTGCGGTCCGAGTACCAGTTGTGCGCGGCACCGTCCCTCCATCCGTACAGGCACGGCTCGTGACGCCACTGGTAGTCCTGCCGACCGAGCGCGAAGGTGTTCTTCGCCCAGACGAGGCACTCGCGGATCGTCATGCCCGACTGCTCGCAAGCCTTGAGGAAGTTCATGCGCTGGTTGTCCGCATGCCAGATGTAGAAGGCGGCACCCGGGTTCAACGCCGCCATGGCGTTGTCGAAGGCGGATTTCAGGAACTGCACGAAGGCGTCCTCGTCCTCCCACGAATCGTTCTCGATAACGAGGCCGTCCGTCCTGCGGTGGAGCTGCTTCAGCTCGGACGGTCGCATGTGCTGTCCGAGAGCGACGTTGTAGGGAGGGTCGGTCAGGAGCAAATCACAGAACCCCCCCCCACGAGCCTTTCGACATCCTCGCGGCGCGTTGAATCGCCGCACATGATGCGGTGCGCGCCGAGCTGCCAAATCTCGCCGCGTTTAGCGCGGCACTCAACGACTTCGGGCATCTCGTCATCTTCGGCCTCAACCTCATCGGCCATGCCGACCATCTCATCGGTGAATCCGAGGGAGGTCATGTCGAACTCGTCCGAGAGGACATCAAGCTCGTAGGCGAGCATGTCGCTGTCCCAGCCCGTCATCATGGTGGTTTGATTGTCGACGAGCGTGTAAGCGCGGCGCTGCGCGTCCGAGAGGTCATCGCACGACACGCACGGGACCTTCTTCATACCGAGGTTCTTCGCCGCCGTGATTCTCGCGTGTCCCGCTACAACTTCCAGCATGCCGTCGGCGTTGCGCCACACGATCACGGGGTTTCGGAAGCCGAACTCCTTGATGGACGCTTCCACCGCGTCGATTTGGGCGCGGGTGTGCTCTTTGGCGTTGTTCTCGTACGGAACGAGGCAGTCGATGTCGATTTCCTCGATTTGCAGCGTGGTTTCCCGCATGGGAGACCTCCTTTCGTCGCGAAGGAGGGTACTTCCCGCGTGAGATTTAGCGTTGCAAAAAATCGGGTGCCTTAGCGTTGCGCAACCTTAGACCCCCCAGACCTCCAATTTCGTGGCGATAGACAAACGGGAGGGGCGCGCGGGGTGGGGGCGAAAAACGCCGCTTTTCCGAGGGGTTAGGGGGTCTGGTGCATAAAGATGCGGTGCAGCCCCGACCCTGGCCGCACCGCGATGCATAAAACTATTGCTTTGTGGCCCTCCTGCGCATATCGTCGCGCCTCTTGTGGCAGCTCTTGCACCTGAGCACGAGGTTGCCCGCGTCGTTGGTGCCGCCCTCGCACAGCGCCCTCACGTGGTCCACCTCGCCGCCCAACCCTGCGGTCCTCCACTTGCCGTCGAAGGTCGCGCACACCTTTCCGCAATCGGCGCACCTGCCCTGCGTCCTGGCGATGGCGGTCTGGCGGTTGCGCTGGTACTCGGCGCTGGAGTACTCCCGCCTCCAAGGCTCGCGCTCCGATCTGGTCAGGTCGCCGGCGGTGGGCTTGCGCTTGGCCCTCGGCCTGCACGGGCAGCGGGTGCCGCTGTAGGCCCTGCCGCAGTGTGGGCAGTAGCGCTTCACCGCGCTTCCTTCAGCAGCTGCTTCACCTCGGCGATGGTCATCTCCATCGCGCGCGCTATCTCACCCAGCCCGCAACCTATGCGGCGCATCCTCTGCGCGTGCTTTGCCAGCTGCCTTCTTGTCCGCTCCTCGTTGGTCATGCGGCATCACCTCGCGGGCGATGGTAGGCGGGGCGTGAGAGCTACGAGCGCCTCGGGCGGTGATGGGACGGCGGGTTCTCGATTCGCGCGTTGACGCTGGCGATGGTGACCATGCGCTTGCCGTCGATGTGCACGGCGTCCAGAAGCCCTCCCTTTGCGAGCTGGCTGACGCGACCGATGGACACGCCCAGCGCCTCGGCTGCGTCCTTCATGGTCATGCAGCTCGTGGCTTTCACGTATCTGTCATCGACCTCGACGGTGAACACAGCCTGGGGTGCGGTGCCGAACTCTGGGTCTGGGAGTGTCACACCGCCCTCTATCGCCGAGGCGATGCACATGCGGAGCGCCTCGGAGCACGATGCGCAGGCTTCGCCCACGGTGTCACCCGCCCCATACGCCCCCTCGAAGGAAGGCACGGAGGCGAACCAGCCGTCCTCCGTGCGCTCGATGCTCCCCGCGTACGTGTAGTCCATGTCTCCTCCTAGTTGCACTCCGGCATGACTGGGCAACGCTAAATGACGTGCATGTCGCTCGGCTCGCACTCGAAGAAATCGGCAGTCGATACCTGGAGCAGGCGTCGCGCGTACATGAGACCGCCGCCCCTGACGATGCCTAGGGCGAAGCGCCTTGCATCGCCCAGGTCTTCGAACATCCGGCTCTCCCAACTCTCTCCGTCCCTCGAGTACGTGACCTCGAACTCGTACGTGGTGTCGTTGGCATCAGCGGCCGTCACAAGCGTCTTTCCCATGCTAGAATCTCCTTGCCCAGCGGGTCGAGGCCAATCGTGTCCCGCTGATCGTGTGGGGGGGGCGGGGCTTTTGCCCCGCCCTTCTTGTCACCAGCCAGCCGTCTTGCTGATCGCGGAGTACGTCCCGCGCTTCAGGTGCTCTGACAGCCCGCCCGCCACGGTTACCACTTTCCCGTCCTTTTGGAACTGTCTGTGGTCCCCTTTGGTCCTCGCGAGCTTCCAGCCCTCGCCCCTCAGTCGGCTGATGACCTCCCGGACTGTCGGTGGCTGCATGCCTGCCTCCTTTCGTCCGTGGCTTAAGTATAAACTACTTTATGCTTAATTGGAATAGGAACTATAAACAGTTTTAGATTTATTGGTCGATTCCCATTTAGTCCAATCGATACGCCGTTTAGTCGCAACCGAGTCCTAAGCGAAGCCCCCAGCCGAAGCCGGGGGCGCTTGTTAAAACAGCCTAGGTTGCTCGTCCTTGAGATTCCATCGCTCTGCGTAGATCAGGATTATCTCCGCGAGCCTGTCCATGCCATCGTATCCGCCGCTGCATCCCTCGTAATGGGGGGCCTCCATCGATTTGAAGTCGAATATGACGTATGCCCCGCCGCCTGCCGATGGGCGGAAGCGGTGACCCGCCTGCAGGGAGATGTGCGGCTTCTTCCAGTCCCCGACGATCACGCACGGGCGCTTGTTGAACCAGTCCACCTCCTCCCTGAATGTGAGTCGGTTGTCGATGGAGTTGGCCCATTCGAGAAGGTCGGTGTTTGTCATAGACTCGAGTTCGATGTTCATTCTCCCACCACCTTTGCACCGCAGTACGGGCAGTACGTGAAATCATCCGCCCACACCTGCTCCCACGACTTCCCGCATTTGGAGCACTCGTAGACCTTGACGGTCCCGCGCGTCCGCTCTACATCGGTCAGCTCGGCCTCGCACGTCTCGTCGGTCGGGTCGATGAGGTCGGCGAGCTTTTCGAGCGTTCTCTCGGCACTCTTCCTGTCTGCCTGGACGGTGAACGGGTTACCCTCCTGCTTACCGTCTGCGTTTATCCAATGTCTTAGATACGTCGATAAATCACCCGTCCCGTTGGTTTCTCGGGCGCAAAACCTCAGTCTCTCCGCCACCTCGCGGCGCTCGTCGTTAGTCGGCATGGCGCCCGCCCGTTCTCGTGTTCCATGCCTCGATGGCGCTGTCGTATGCCTTGCTGTCGGACGTGCAAGCCTCGCCCCACGCGGTGCCGCTGCACCAATCGCACTCGGCGCTGTACCGATAGAGTCCCGGATGCAGGTCGCGGTCTTCGTGGATTCCGATCTCGTCTCGCCCGCAGAACGGGCAGGGCTTGAGCTTATCGGTCATACCGCCCCCTCTCCCTGTTCCTCTCCTCGCAGCGAGCGAGGTACGGCGTCAGGTCGGTCACGCCGTGCGCTGCGGCCAAGTTGCAGCACGCCTGGATGGTGTCGGCGATCTCGTCGATCGTCATCTCAAGCAATCCTCTTTTGAAGCCCAACGGGACGCAGTCGCGGTAGTCCTTCCACGCCTCGACCACCTCAGCCGCCTCCTCGAGCACCTTGAGAGCCTGCTCCTTGTCGGGCTTTGCGTTCGGGAAAGCCCGTGTCCTCCTTGAAGACAATGGTCCCATCGTCATATTCCGATTCGAGCCACGATAGATAGTCTCGAACGCCGCTGAAATCCTTGATGATCCGGCTGTGCGTTGTGACACGCGACATCGGCTCCGTGACCCACACTTGAACACGGATGGGATGGCTGCAGAAGCGCACCTCCATGCGCGACGCCGCCTCGGGGGTGCCGAAGTAATGCTCGTGGTTCGTCATTCCTCCACCTCCTCGATCAGAAGGTCGATGCATTGCCTGCACTTGCGCAGGTCCTCGGTACCGTTCTTGCGGGACCAACGCCACAGGTACTTGAACGCGCAGCCCCACCAGTAGCAGGCCATCGGGGACAGCTCGCTGCCGTCCATCGCGGCCTTGAGCGCGTCCTTGGCCTCGATGCCGCCGCCCGTGTAATGGGCGGGATGGGACACGTTGTCGGGCTTCGCAGTTGATTTCGCAGTTATGTCGCAGCTATTTCGCACCTCGCCGCAGCGGCGCATGCTGTTCGCCACCTCTTCCATCGCGGCGCACACCCTGCGGGACTTCTCGGCGTTCTTGGCGTCGAACTCCTTGGTCATTCGCTATCACAGCGCACAACGTTGCACTGGTCCCCGATCTCGCGAATCCGCTTCCCGAGGATGACGCACATCTCAAGCAGCCACTCCTTTGAGTGGCCCCTCAGCACATCGCGCATCTGCCCCTCGGTAAGGTCGCTGAAGCTCACGCTCTCGAACTTGCCGTCGCGCTCAACTCGGAAGTAAACGCAGTCCAGCTCTCGGTCCATCTAGTCCACCTCCACTCCGGCGAGCGCCTTGGCGCGGCGGATGATGTCGAGTTTCACCGCGCGCTCGCAGCACTCAAATTCGTCGGAGTTTGCCGCGATGGCATTGGCAGGGCAGCCGTCGCATTCGCTCACCCCTTTTCCGAAGTACCCGCAGATGCTGTTGCACGCGTCCTCCTCGAGCCGCTCCCAGCTGTCGGGGCGGGTGTGGGTGAGCTTGCGGGCGAAGATCGTGGTGGTCGAATTGTCGCCATTGCTGGTCTTGTAGGTGAGATAGACAACCCCATCTATGACGATGGCAACCTTGTATTCGGTGGGCTTGCCTTTCCGCCACACCGTGTCGCCCGCCTTGATCTCAACCCCGTCGGCGTCCAGGACCTTGGGCGCGGGGCGCTTGACGGACTTGCCCTTTCGATACAGGCTGGGGAAACCCTCTGAGTCAACGAGGCTGAGGCCGTCGATGTCGAGATACACCTCAGATGCGAAACGCTCATGGCCCTCGTTATCCTCGTACTTATCTCCCAGCATCACCGGCTCGCCGTCCTCGAAGCGCGGCCACGTGGCGAGAATCTGGCGCTCGCGCTCGGTCAGCACCCGCTTGCCCGTGTTCGCTGCCTCGGCCATCGCCTCGCACACCGCGCGGGACTTGGCCATGTTCTTCTTGTCAAACGATTTGATCATCGCTCCTCCTCCCATCTCGAGCAGCCGTCCTCCTGCATGTCGACGCGGAACCCGTCCAGGTAGTCCATGACCTTGGCCCAGCTCTCGAAGTCCCTCGGCATGAAAGCGTCCAGCTTGCGCGAGCATTGGCCGTAGTCGCAGCACTCCTCGATGCAGTGGCGGCACGTCGCGCAAATGCGCTCGTCCGGCTCGGGAATCTCGAAGCACCCTGGCGGCAGGTTGAAGCCGCTGCCAGGCTCGTGTTCCTTCATCATTCGCTCTCCTTCCTCATCAGCTCCGCCCTTCTGGCGCATGCCTCGGGCGAGTTGTCGGGTTTGACGTACTTGCCGTCCGTGGATGTGAAGCAGCCCATCTTCCTGCAGTTGACCCAGGCCCCCGCGAGCGAGCAGAGCGTGTTGATTCCCACCCTGCCCGCGTCGCAGATGCAGAGGTCCGGGTCGCGGCTGAAGGCTCCGGGCCTGTCCTCACGCATGCAGGAGCACATACGCCGCGAAGTTAAGGCCGAGCGTGAACAGAGCCGCGCCCAGCAGGGTTCCGATCAGCACCGAGATGACCGCGAGGAGCCAGTCGGGCAGGCGGTCGATGGCCCCATAGAACCAGTCGGGCATTACTCCTCCTCTTCTTCCGCGAGGCGCTCGTCGTACTCCTCGCGGAACTCAGGCTCGAACGCCTCGATGAAGTCGAGCTTAGAGACCCCCTTCGGAAGCAGGTGCGAGTAGAGGCTCTCGAGGCACCAGTCCCTGAACTCGAGGCCCTTCGTGCTTTCGTAGCTGTTGAAGCAGGATCTGAAAAGGGATTTGCGGGCCGCTGCCGCGATGGCTTGCTCGGTCTTGCCCTGCTTGCTCTGCTCGCGGAGCCGGGCGATCTCGCGCTCGGCTTCCTCCAGGGCGCGGCTGAGTTCGTAGATACGCTCGCCGGCGTCCTCGAGTTCGGCCAGGACGTACTGCTCGCAGGTCTTGATTTCCATGGTGCTAATCCTCTCTGATTCGGATGATTCGTCCGGTGTTCTTGTCGGTTATCTGCCACTCCCCGAAGCCGTACAGCTCGGTCGCATGAGGCCCCCACTCCTCGAGCAGGGCGCCGTCCCACCACCAGCGCTCGTACTGCTCCTCGTCCCAGACCCATCGGGCCTCGAAGCGGGAGCCGCCATGGAAGCCGTTGTGGCATCCAGTGGTGCCGCTGCCGCACAGCGCCAGGAGCGGGCTGCGCAGAAGCCACGTGCGGTCGGGCGTGACCAGCGGGAACCTGTCCCCCATCCGCCTCGGCGCCACGTGGTGGCAGTTGGTCGCGGGGCGGCGGCAGATGCAGCACCGCTCCGCCGTCCTCTCGTAGCCCGAGCCGCCCGTGTACCTCGCCCCGACGTGGGGCTTGCCGTACAGCTCGGCGCGCTCGAGCGACAGGCCGCGTAGCTGCGTCATGGTCGGCATTGCATCCTCCTGTCGGGGCCGTCTACCAGCACCACGGCGCATGAGCCGGCGATTCGTGAGGCGAGGCGCTCGCCCTGCACACCCCACTTGTCGCTGATCTCTCCCAGGCGGTGGTTGCTCGTGATGATCGTCGGAAGGCCACGGTTGATTCGCTCGTTCAGCAGGGCGCACAGCTCGGAGACGGCCCAATCGGTGTCGTACTCCATGCCCAGATCGTCGATGGCCAGAAGCGGGATGCGCTCCAAGCGCTCGATGAAGTGCGGGTCATCGCAGTCCCTGCCCATCGCCGCCTTGATGCCGTCGAGGAGCTTCTTGCCGGTGAGCATCCTGGCCTGTCTGCCCGAATCGACGTAGCGTCGGACTGCTGAGGCGGCGATGTAGGTCTTGCCCCTCCCGGTCTTGCCGTGGAGGTAGGTGCCCACTCCCCTCAATGCGTTGCTGTAGGCCGCTTTTCCGGCCTCGCAATCGGCCTTCGCGTATCCGCCGTAGAGACCGGCCTTTCGTAGCCTAGAATCGCGAATCAGGGCCATCTGGGCGGTAATCTCAGAGGTTGCTGTACTCACTCTTCCTCACTCCCTTCCTTTTCGCGTCTGAGAGCCATGTCCTGACCGCCGCCTTCCAGTCCTTCATCGGGTTGCGTCCGACCTTCCACCCCTTCGATTCGTAGAAGTCGCAGAAGCGCTGTGGGTTGAAGTCGTAGACGAGGCCCTTCTGATCGCACCAGTCCCTTGCGTACTCCTCGGCCTCTTCGGGTGTGGGTGCGCGGAAGCGCTTACACACCTTGGATTGGACTGGATTGGATTGGTTTGGTTTGGTTTGGCTTTCGCATTTTTCGGAATTTGCCAAAACCACTGGTTTCTCGTTGTCGGAAACCTCTGGTTTTTCGCTCTCGGAAACCACTGGTTTATCAATATCGGAAACCTGCTGATTTTCAGTTGCGGAAGCCTCTTTCGCCTTACGGGGCCGACCGCCGGTCGAGCCGCGGTCTCGCATCTTCTTGGAGTTGTCGATGTCCTCCTTGAGCGACAGGAACACGGCGTTGAGGAGGTAGGGAAGCTCGACCTCCTCGCCGTACATGCCGTACATGCAGATCGCGTACATCAGCTCCTTGCGGTCGGCCTCGTCCAACGCGGCGCACACCTCGCCGAACTTCTCGAAGACAGTGAACGCCGATGCCATTTAGCGCTCCTTAGATGCGAGGTCTCGCGTGTAGGTGACCGTCGCGCCGTTGCCCGTGAGGATGGTCACGAGCAGGTGGTCGTATCGGGCGGACTTCACCTCGGGGTGGTCGGCCAGGTAGCACATGAGGACGCGGCGCATCTTCTTCACGTTGTACGTGGGCTTCGGGTCATCGCACCCGCGATGGCGCACGGCCTGGACCGAGACGATGATGTGGCAACCCTGCTCGTCCTGGCAGACTATGTCGGCCTTGCCCTCCTCGCACTCGTAGCCGGTCATGTCGATGTGCGCCATGTCCTTCTCGAGAAGCATCTCCTTGGCGATAAGAGCCGCGATGTCGTAACGCTCCATGTCTCCCCCTACATCCAGTCATCGTCGTAATCGTTGCCCTGCTCCTGCTGGCGGCTCATAAACTCGATCTCGTCCACAATCACCTCGAGCTTGCTGCGGCGCTGCCCGTCCTTCTCCCAGGAGCTGTAGCGGAGCTTGCCTTCGATGGCGACCTTCGAACCCTTCGAGAGGAATCGGCTCACGGCCTCCGCGCGGTTGCCGAACATCGTGCAGTCCACGAAGTTCGGGTAGTCCTCCCACTCGCCCGTCTGCTGGTTCTTGTGGCGGTCATTCACGGCCACGCCAAAGCTGAGGACCTGGGTGCCGCCCATGGTGGCTCGAAGCTCGGGGTCGCGGGTGAGGTTGCCGCTGATGTTCACTCGGTTGATGCTCATTAGCCCTCCTTGGACTGCTTGGCGAGCAACGAGAGCTGCTTGCCGTATTTGCTGATCTGCTCGTCGGCGAGCTGCTTGAGGTCCGTCGTTCCGAAGTCCGCCTCCATGTAGGAGTCAAGCTCGTCGATGGTGTAGCCGGCACGGATAAGGTCGCCCTTGAGTTCGAGAATCCGCTTGGTCATCTCGGCGCGGCTCGGTACCTTCTTGGCGGGCGGCTTCGGGGCTGCCTTGGGCTTCTCCGGTGCCTTGGTCGCGGCCCCGTCATCGTCCTCGCCCGCAAGGCCGAAGGCGGTGCGCAGGGCGTAGCGGCGCATGTAGGTCTCATAGGAGCCGCATGCCTGCGCATCTGCGGAGACTGTGATGGGGCGGGTGTCCAGGACCACGCGGTTCTCCTCGTCGAAGACGATGGTCGAGAGGATGTAGCCGCCGCTCTCGGCGTCCCTGCCGACGCTCTGCGTGAGGCCGATGCCGTTGTCGTACAAGGGCGGGCGGACGGCTGCGAGCACCTGGTCGAGCGTCTCGTACTTGTAGGTGTACTTGCCGCCGTTCTTGGTGGGGACAACAGCCGTGCTCGACTTGCTGGGGTTGACCATCTGTGACATGGCCTTGATCAGGCGCGTGTTGAAGTTCTCCGCCATCTAGCTCACCAGCCCCTCGCGCTTGAGGGAGCCGCAGATGCCGTTCTCATGGCAGAAGAAGCGCACCGAGTTGGCTTCCTCGGCTGTTGCGGACAGGAGTCGGATGGTCCAGCTGTAGCGAGGCTCCTTCTCGGCTTCCTGCGCGGGAATCGGCTCGTGTTCAGGCTCGGGAACCGGCTCCGGCGCGGGCGGCTGCATCGCGGCCTTCATCTCCGCGATGCGCCTGTCATCAGCGTCGGCGCGGGCGGCGGCTGAGATCGCGGCACCGAGGTCGAGGGTGCGGAAAAGCTCGCGCTCCGCCGTCTCGTAGTGGGCCATGGACGGCTTCATCGCGCTCAGGGTGTCCCAATCGGCGGCGAGCTTGCCCACCTTCTCCTCGAGGGCGTTCTTGGCCTTCACCTCGCCGAAGGATTTGAGCAGCCAGGCGTCCTCATGGATGCGCTCATACGGGACAACCGGCGCCAGAAGGCCCGCGATGTCGGAATAGTGCGCTTCGAGGGCGTTTCGCGCTCGCTTTTTGCGCGCGTCCTCCGCCGCGTCGAGCTGCGCCCTGATGCCGTCCGACGCGCCCTTGGCGATGCCGATGATTCGCTTGCACTCGGCCTCGAAATCGCTCAGCGGCTTGGTGTACCGGCGCTTGACGGCCTTGCGGCCCTCGTCGATCTCGTTGGCGATGCCGTTGAGGAACGTGCGGTCTCGCTTCGCCTGCTTGATCGCGTCATCAGAGGTGAGGTCGTAGGTAGCCCCCTCGTAGTCGGCGACCATATCGCGGACGCGGGCCTCGAGGGCGTCGAGATTCGCCTTGATGGGCACGGGCTTGTAGGTGACTTCGAGCTTCGCGTCATCGATGACTTCGGCTTTCATTGCTTCCCCCTTCTCGTCTCGCTGTAGTAGCGGACGGTGATGTGCAGTTTGTTTCCGGTGCCGCGGGGCGTCCTGCTCCCCTTGGACGCGGTGGTGAATATGACTTGCGAATCGTCGTGGTAGGCGATGCCGTTCAGGGCGTCGAGCACGAGCTTCAAGACGTTGTCGATGTCGGGCTTCATCATGTCCGTGCGCCCGGCCCAGTCCTTGGGGTTCGACCTCGCCAGCTCCCGCGTTGCCTTGACGCTGATGGATACAGGCCCCGTGAAGTCCGCGTATCGGTCCCCAGCCGCCTCGGCGAATCCCTCGCGCACGATGCGCTCGGCGATCGCGGTCTTTGCGGGCGTGTAGGGCTTGCCGAGCCTGGTGAAGCGCGGCCTCCCCTTCCCGACGATCTCCGGGACGTCAAGCTCGATGTCCACCGTCCCTGCCCGCTTGCAGACCCACGTCATTGCGCGAACCCGTCGGACTGGCTGCGGTGCTTGTTGAAGGCACCCTTGAGCTTCGGGTGGCGGGCCTCCATGATTCGGGCGAAGCTCGGGGCGAGGCCGTTCTTTACGCCCACGTGCAGCTCGTTGCGGACCATGTTGACGAGGTAGTTGGCGGAGACGTATCCCTTGAGGCTCAGGCGCATGGCGTTCTCCACCATGTAGTTCCAGGGACCGGGGTTGGCCTTGATCCACTCCAGGGCGTCCATGTAGTCGGCCTCGCCCTTGGAGCCGAGGCCCATGATCTCCAACTGGGCGCTGTTCGGCTTGGGGTTGAATCGCTCGTCGTTACGCATACCAACCACCGACCGAGAGCACGTAGTTCATGCGGGCGTCGGCAAGCGCGGCCTCGGATGCGGGGACGAAGATGCCCCAGACGATCGCGGCGAGAATCGCGAGCGCTAGAATGAGCGCGAGCCACGGAATCGCCTCGCGTGGTACGATGACGGTGGTTTTACGACCGGTGCGGGCACCTGCGATGTGGTAGTTGGGGGTGCTCGCATTTCGTTTAGATGTGGTCACGATGTGTTCCCTTCTGATGTTTGGGCAGGTAGGGCCTATGCCCGTCAAATGCCCCTTGATTTCAGAGTTTTCTTCGCGCGGTATTTCGCGCTGTAGAGCCTCTGCCGCTCCTTGTTGATCTGCTCCTCCCTTCTCACCTCCTCCTGCAAGTCGCGCACCTGCTCGGCGATGCGCTCGTTCTGAGCCGCCTTGGTGCATACGGAGCACCATCCAGTGCTTGCGGCAAGCGGAGAGAAGACGCGCATTCCGCACTTCGGGCAAAGCCATGATTTACGGAGTGAGAGTCCGTATTTCTGCGCCTGCCTCACGACGGATTTAACCGAGCGTCCGAGCGCAGCCGCGATGGATGCGGCTCCGTCGCTCGCATGCTCCTCGAGATAGGCGATCTCCCGCGTGGTCCACTTCATCGCTTCGGCTTCCCATCTGTGACCCAGCGCCAATACAGAGCAGCCAGACGGTCACGCATGTACTCCTCGCGCTCCTCCGGAGTCATATGCGACCCCTTCCCACACGCCTTCCGATGAAGAACATCAGGGCGAGCCAGAGCATGAGTGGCAGGGAGCGACCGAAGATCATGAACAGACCCAGACCGAACACTGCGGTGTAGAAAATCGTCATCATCAGCTCCTTTCTCTGTCCGATAGATGCGAATCTCACGCGTTCCGTAGATTCACGGCATGGCTAAAAGACGTTCGACATATCGACCTAGGCACATGGCGCGTCGTGACGCGCTTCCCGTCCGCTTGTGCCGATGGGTCGAGGGGCACGGGACGCTAATGGCGCTCCTTGCGCTTGGCGGCTACGTCTCCAACGCCGTCGAGCTTGCGGAGCTGGCCGGAAAGGCAATCGACCTGCTCGCGAAGCTCATCGAGCTTGCAATGGTCCTCATTGGCTAAGGCCGCCGCCGCGCACGCAATCGCGAACCCAAGCGTCCCGACGACATGCGCCATCAGATCAAGAATCGAATCGATTAACTCCAACCTGTTCACCTCCCCTTCTATCGGAAATCGGTTAGTTGACAGCCAAGGATGTCAGCAAGGCTGCACACCTCATCCCACGTCCATCTGGCCTCACCATCGAGCTTCTTGTTAAGGGTCACAGTTGACATGCCCAACTGGTTAGCAAGAAGCTGCTTGGTATTTCCCTTTTGGACAAGCCAGGCGCCAACCTTCTCTAGGAATTTATTCATTTCTGCCTCCCTTCATTTACGTATTGGTAACTCCCAACCCAATACTAGTTACCAATCCGTAACTGTGCAAGCATAAGTTACGGATTGGTAATTATTCTTTAGAAGTGATAAGCTCCCTTTATACCGACCGCAAAACTTCAGCGAGGAGGAGAGCGATGACTTTTGCTCAAACGGTCGCAAGGCTTATGAGGGAATGTAATCTCTCACCCAAAGATCTAACCGAAAGAAGCGGTGTAAATGCCCCATATATATCCCGCCTACTCAATGGAAAGATCAAAGAACCGACATGGGAGAAGGCGTGCGCGATAGTCGATGCGTTCGGCCTAACGGTTGACGAATTTAGACAGATTCAGAACGCAGAATGACATGCAGATAGCATAAGGCCCCGGTACCGTCCGCCAAGACAACACACCGGGGCCTCAATGGAACGCGGGGCCGTGGCCTTCCGCATTCAACACCCATAGAAGGGCAACCAAATTATGACACAGAAAACAGCGGTTATATACGCCCGCTTCAGCTGCTCCAAGCAGCGCGAGGCGTCCATCGAGGACCAGCTGCGCGTGTGCCGCGAATGGTGCTCGCGCGAGGGCTACGAGGTCGTAAAGGAGTACAGCGATTACGCCCTGTCGGGCCGCTCCGATGACCGTCCCCAATTCCAGACGATGATCGCCAACGCCGGCGAATCCGACATCGTGCTCGTGTACATGATGGACCGATTCAGCCGAGACGAGTACGACGCTCCCGTTTACAAGCGCGAGCTGCGCAAGCACGGCGTCGAGCTATACAGCGCCATGGAGGCCATGCCAGACGGCCCCGAGCGCATCCTGATCGAGAAGATATACGAGGGCCTTGCCGCCGTGGAATCCGCCAAGACCGCCATACGCGTGAAGCGAGGCATGACGGGCAACGCCCTGAAGTGCAAGACGAACGGGGTGCGCCTATTCGGCTACAACGAGGGAGAGGACGGCTGCTACGTCATCAACGAGGACGAGGCCGTTCTGGTCCGCGAGGCCTTCAAGCGCAAGATCGAGGGCGAGCCGGTGAACCACATCGCGAGCGACTTCGCCAAGCGGGGCGTGAAGACCTACGTCGGGCGCCCGTGCGGATACAACATGATCTACCACATGCTCAAGTCCGAGAAGTACATGGGCGTGTACTCGTGGGGAGACGTGAGGGTCGAGGGCGGCATGCCCGCCATCGTAGACAAGGGGACGTTCATGAGGGCACAGGAGATCAAGACGAAGAAGCGCCGCAAGGACGAGAACTGGTGCGATTACGCCCTCGCGGGAAGGGTCATATGCGCCTCATGCGGTCGAAACTTCTACGGAATGTCCGGGCACAGCCGCAGCGGGAAGCGCTACGACTACTACACGTGCGGGAGCTGCAAGGAGGTCAAGGCGGTCCGCAAGGACTGGCTCGAGGGTGAGATAACGTCGCGCATCAGGGAGATGTTAAAGGACCGCGACACGGCCACCAGAATCGCCGAGATGGTCGCTGACGCTCAGGACGATAAAACCACCCGCGAGGCCCGCAAAAGCGCCCAGAACGCCAAGCAGAGCGCCGAAACGGGGCTTGCGAACATCCTCGCGGCAATCGAGCAGGGCATCATCGCCCCGGGCACGCAGGAGCGCATAGCGCAGCTCGAGATACAGCGCGACAAGGCAGAGAGGGACTTGGCATCGCTCAAAGACAGGACGATAGACCCCGAGGACTTCGTTGACTTCCTGATGTTCGGCGCGACGCTCGATGACAAGCAATTGCTGGACGCCTTCGTGTATCAGGTCATGGTCTCCAATGAGGACGTGATAGTGGTCCTGAATTACAACACAAAAGAGAACGAACCCGCCCGATTCACGTTCGAGCGGGTTCGTACAAATTTGCGTTGGTGCGCCATATAG